CGCATAGGGCGGGACCCTGGAATCCACCAACTTTATGGCGGAGGCCTACATGAGTAGCACTGTAATTATTTCTGGCTCGACCACTGAGGACTTATACCGTGAATATAATAACGGTAATACATGGGATCCAAATCCCAAGATTAAGTCCTGGGGTCGTAATACCCTAAAGTGGAAAGACTCGGTTGACACCGGGTTCTTCGAACCGAACGATTACCGTGTTAATCCTTACTCAGTAGGGAGTTATCGTTCTGTTAAAGATATGTTATCTTTAACGTACGAAAACTCAGCACTTGGTACTGCGACAGATTATGTCTCAGTACAAGGAAACCCATTCGGGTACTATAGTGTCTATTTTATAGACTCTTACGGTACCTGGAATGATCCTTATCATGCGAAACTCGCATTACAGCGAGCGTATGGTAATGTTAACGCCGCACTTCTTGGTCTTGGTACGGAGCTCGGGGAACTTTCCGAGACTCTAACCATGCTTAGACATCCATTCAAGTCGTTGAGAGATTTTCTCAACTATAAGAATTGGCCGTCTGAGAAGTGGCACCTATTCAATTTCCTGGCAACAGGAAACTATAAAGGAAGGTCAGGCAAGCGTGCTATTGCAGCAGCTACCTCGACTTGGATGGAGATCCGTTATGGACTCCGCCCTCTCCTTTATACTATTGAAGAAGTGATGACGTTGGTCAGGGAAGGAATTAAACCTGTAGAAGATAAGATCTATAATGCCCGCAGCTCCTCTTCAGGAGTTGTTGACAGAAAGACTCGATCTTCGATAACAGCTGTTGCTCACACGTATACTTCTATACGTGCTGACTTCAGCTGTGAGGTGCAATTCCGTGCAAATGCTAGTGTACAGTATCGGTATAAGGATTTACCGAGCGTCCTAGAAAAGTATGGACTCTCTGCACAGCATTTCCCTGAGATAGCCTGGGAATTAACCAGGTTATCATTTGTTGTGGACTGGTTCTACGGCATTGGGCCGTGGATCTCAGCTCTCCGACGATCTCCTTCTGTAGAATACCTTGGGAATACCCTTGGTAAGAAGGTAACTATGAAGGTTACTATCTCGAATCCTAGTTATAAGTACTACTATGATCCGACTTGGTATCCCATAGAGTCGTCTGCTTGTGATATACGCAAAGACACGTATACACGAGTGATCGATGAGAGTTTAGCAGGTCCGCAATCCTTCTCAACAGATTTTCTTGACTATCTTAAGTCAGTTGATCTGTTAATCATCCTTTTACAGAACATTAAGTTCTAAAGGAGCATATTATGGCACTAAGTGGCATAAGTCTGTTGGACGGCGTTACCAGTAATTCCTTTACTGGTGGCACTGCTCTCGTCTTTGAAAAGGACGGGACCCCGGTAGCAACCGGTGTTCACGTAAGTGACACCACTGAGACCGATCTGAGGCTGAAGAAGCATATCACGTTTAAAAACGTGAACACTAAGCTTCAGTCCGACGGCTCTTTCTCAAAGAGTCGCCGCTCGATGGTTCTCACGATTCCATTTGAACTAGCGGATGGTAGCATAAGCTACCAAGTGTTCAGAGGTGAGATTGAATTTCACCCTGAATTTGCCGCTGTTGCTGGTAACCTTGATAACTTACGTTATTTTGGCGCCCAGGTTCTTACGGATTCCGAGACCGACACCTATTTTGACCATGGATCAGTAGATTAATGACTGACCATGGCCCTCCTGAAAAACAGGAGACTTCCGATACTGTACTTGCGGTTACGACTGCAGATACAGGGAAGATCATATGGTGTGTTGGGGCCTTCGTACGTTTGATACGTTGGCTGTTTCGCAAAGGTAAGTAACTTTTGCCAAACCTTTATCTCAGGAGATAATCATGAGAAACCAAAAGGGAGTCGGTATGTCAACCGACATTCTCGCAGTAAACATCTGGAGATCCCTATACGAGGATTTCGATCTTGGTGGAGTTTTCAAGTCCGCTAAAGAGTCACTTTCGATAGGCGATCTGAAGGCCTACCGTGACAAGTGCACTCGAGAAGTGGGAATAGTTCAACCTTCCCGTTTCAAGCGAATAAAACAGCTTGAAAACCTGCTCAAGAAATACCGCTTTGAGGAAGATGTCTATTCCTCAGATGAGTTAGAAGAGATTACAAATAAGAAGTACTTAAGTAATCAGCTTCGGCTCTCGGAACACCACAAAAGTGGTGTCACGCTTCGGGCACATTATGTGCTCCAGCGTGCGCGCAAGATTGCAAAACGTATCTTGGGCAGTCCAAATTCTGAGGAGATAAATACCCTCTCGAAGTTTGGTAAGAAGAGCAGTATCGGTTGCCCGTTAAGCCTAGCATATATCGATCACAAGTTGACCGATAGCCGGGCCTTCACTGGTTCTGCAGCATGTGCGGATTGGTTCTTTAGCGATATCTTGCCAAAGGACCCGATTCTGGATCGTATTGTCCAGAGGATCAGGATCACACCTGATCATCCAAATCTGCAACATCGCAACCTCGTCTTGAAGAATGTTCCTAAGACGTGGAAGGTTCACCGAGGTATAACACCTTTAACTCTTATCGACCTCTTTTATACTTATGGAGTCGGTAGAGCGGTACAGAGAAGACTGAAGAAACATGGCCTTGACATCAGATATTTACAAGATGTTCATAGGCGCGTGGTGGAGAAATTTTCTGTCTCCCTCACACATGCTACAGCAGATCTATCTGCTGCTTCGGATAGTATTACTATCCATCTTCTCTCGAGGATCTTACCCAGATCATGGTATAACTTGGTTAAACGTGCTTGCACGCACCAAGTCATGATCGGTGACAGGCTCTTTTACACAGAGTCCGTCTTACCCATGGGCAATGGTCTTACCTTTCCCGTTGAAACTTTGGTCTTTTATTGTATTACAAAGGCCATTGGGGAACTACTAAAAGTGGAAGGATTATATTCTGTATTTGGAGACGACTTGGTTTATCCTAGTCGAATCCATTATGCAGTTGCCAACCTCTTTCCAGAGCTTGGCTTAATCCTTAATACGGATAAAACATTCGTATCATTCCCTTTTAGGGAGTCCTGTGGTGAAGACTTTTACCGCGGGGTTCCAGTTCGATCCTTCTACCTGTCGAACGCAGGGAGCTTCCGACTTCAAGGTCGGCAGCTCGAAGGTTATTTATATAGTATCATAAATGGCCTTCTTAGAAGGTGGGACGAGCACGAGATACCAAAAACACTGAACTTCTTGCTTCGAGCTTTAGCTCAATGCACGTTCAGGGTACTTCGTGTTCCGCCTTCATTCCCTGATACATCAGGAATCAAGGTACAAGATCCAACACACCGGCTTTTGAACGAAGTTTGGACGCCATACGAGCCCATCAAATTGTATTTTTCTGATGGGTCACGATGGTTCCAATTTAAGTATCTTCGTCTAGTTGCCAAGAAGAGGTTCATTAAGTCACAAGAACCCTATTATTGGCAGACAATTGCTGGTGATTCCGATGAGCCTGAAGGCGAGTTTAAAAGGGATTTCTCCCCTTATACTGAGGCACCTCCCAAGCTAATTCACTGGGAGAAGCAGCAGTATACTCGTTACTTTAGGTACAACGGAAAGCGTAGGAGAAAAACTCTCTACAAGTTTAGACCCTATGTATCGTCCCGGATCATCGAACAAATCCGTCTTCAAGAAAATAAGAAGCGGTCTTGTTCAGACTGGT